GTCAGTGTACCGTCCACATCAAATATAAATTTATTCACAGACCCGTTTCCTTAAATCGCTTGAGCTAAATCTGTGATCTCGTTTGTTAAAATACAAATCAATATCACGTTTGCGACAAATATCTTTACCTGTAAAATCTTTATCGCGGTATTCTTCACCTAGTATACGTACATCAATATTATACATACTAAGGATATCTTCTAAATCGCCTTCTGTAGAGTAAGGAATAATTTCGTCTACATAACTAACTGCTTTGAGTTGCGTATAACGCTCGACAACAGTTTGTATAGGCTTGTTCTTTTCAGGACGATCTAATGTAGGATCAACTTGCAATCCACAAATTAGATAATCGCATTGATCTTTTGCATCACGTAACATTTGTACGTGACCTGCATGTAGCAAATCAAATGCCGAACAGGTAAATCCTACTGTCATATAGTTCTCCTACCGTCAAAAACACAAATAAATTCTAACATGTAGTCACTAGTATTATGTACTTTGTGAAATACATTATCTTCAATTAATACAGTATCGCCTTCGCACACATTAAATATTTTGTGATCTAATTCCATCTGTCCTTTACCGCTTACAAATATATAGACTTCTTCTTGTCCTGCGTGTCGATGTCCTGTAGTGCTTTTACCTGCACGTAATTTAGTGCTACTTACTACTAGATTTTTAAGTTCAGTGTTATCTTTAACAAGATATCGGTCATCTTCTTTAACAATTTCTCCCCCAATATCCCAAGCACTGTATTTCATTATTTCCTCCGTGTATTTGTTTTCTTTGTTTGTTGTTTATTTAGGTTTTCTTGATATTCTTCTAACAAATCACGGACATCTTGTAGTTGAAAAATAATGTCATCTACTAGTTCTAGGTCTCTTTGTTTTTCAGTATCAAGTTCTACTTCTATTTTAATTTTCATAATATTTTCTCTAGAGTATCGGAAATAATTTATTGTTTGCTGCATGAACTCTGTCAGCATCAAACGTACAATCGAATCCTATAGTAATTCGACTTCCATCCCATTTGTCTACATTTTTCACTCTGTGTCGATACTCTTCACCACAGGGACCAATGTAAATGTTACCTATTTCATTTTTAACTTCAAAATTAGTAAATTCGGTAATAGTATTTTTTGGATCAACTGAAATATAACCATGTATATCAAAATCGTGTCCGTGTGTATGTAGGACTTCTTCTATTTCATCATATGATAAAAAATTCATCCAAGATTGAAACCACACTCTACGATCATCTCCTATATAGTCTCTTATAGCATTATTTAGATCTTTGTATAAATCATAGAATAAAATACTTGATGATGTATAAGAAAAAATGTTGTATTGTTTATACATCCAAGTTGTATTAGGTATTCCCTGAAACTCGTCCATTAGCCACTGTTTAGCATATTCACAAATTTCAACAAAGCGTTCGTGATTATTAATAATTGTATCTGATTTATAAATCTTATAATCTGACATTTTACTCTCCAAAGTCAAACAAACTATTAAACGTTGTGTTTTGCTTGGTATCTTCTAGTGGATAATTCAACACACCAATTAAGTTATCTAGTTTGTTATCAATAATAGTTTCAGCCATTGCTGCATCATCAAACGGCAGTTCCTTAAACCATTCTGGCAGACGTAGCTCGTCTGTTGGATATGCTACTGACGTATAGCCTAGTGGATTTTGTTTTAGTTTACAAACAATAACTTTCATACCATCTACAATTTCTTGCGAGTATTTGTCACCGTTCATACGTTTTAGTGTATTCCAGTTGATGCTTGCTCTTACGTGCCCTGGCATATTTGCTTTACCTTGCTTTTGCTCTAGACGCTGATAGTGTCCAATCTTGTTTGCACGTTTGGGAGAACCTTTCTCCCACCCTGGACGTTCTGAAAATTCTTTACGGAATTCTGTAATGCGTTGTAGTACTTCTTCTTGCGGAACATCTGTAAGTACCATAAGCAACAATTCACTCAAAAACTCTTGCATAAACACCGGAGTGTCTGACCGTCTTAGGTCTAGGCCCATTGCCTTTACTTTGCCAGGCTTACCGTCAACGTCTGTTCTAAAGCCTTCGTTGTCAATAACAAGTGCCGCATAACGCTTCTTAGTAATATACAAGCCGCTTTCTGCTACAATCTCGCGACCCGCTGCAATAACATCGCTTCTGCTTTTTGGACAATGAAATGCATGTCCCATCATATCAGTAAATGTATCATTAGCAGCTTCTGCTACTTGATCGTAGAGCTGAATAGCCTTTTCAGCAGACCATGGAATAGTTCCTGCTTCAATTTCTTTGTGTAAAGTAGGCCATGCACTAAAATAAACAGAGTCAGTATCACCATAAATGACTGCCTTACCTACATGGTCATACTCACCTGTGATAACTTTGTTAACTTCAGCACTCATATGCTTAACAATAGTACGACCTGTTAGTGTAGTTGATTGTCCAATACGCTTATCAAAAAATCTACAACCTGGATTAAGAATAGCGCCATACAAACTGTTCAAGTTAATCTTTTTAACCAACTGTCGTTTATCCCAGTATTCAATCTCAGCTGCATTACCTGCATCTTTTGCTTTCTTAAGCATCTTTTGTAGATCTTTACGCTCGCTATACCAACGTTTAAGAATACCCGGAATAACACCTTCAAATTCTGTTGTAAAGATTGTACCATTAGCACTAAGCATCCAAGGCATGTTACTATCAAATATAAGTTGATAGATCTCTGCACCGCTTAGTACATCTGTACGACCATCTTCCCAGTCAATAGTAAGAGCAATGTCTTTACGCTTTTCCATAACTGCTTCATATTCTTCAGTTGCAAAACGTCCTTCCCAACTACCTGCAAATGACTTCTTCTTAAGCGTCATATCTTCGTGTACACGAGCGTCTGAAATTTCTGGACGTATTTGACCAACAACAGTTTCAGGCGCCATATTTAACGCACGAATAACACTTGGATATAGACTGTTTAAGTCCATAGAAGCAATCCATTTGTGTAAACCTTTTTTAGGAAACGCAACATACGCACCAGCGGCTTGTGTATTTTCATCATCTCGCCGTGGCCTATTTGGAACTTGTAGTCCTCTATGATGTGCTTCGTTAACGATTGCTTGTTCTGTAACTGCAACAGCACCCATTGTTGTTTGTAGTAGAACAGTATTTGCGTGTGCAAGTTCATTTGACAAGTCAATAAAACGTAGTTTCTTATCTAGTTTATCCAACAATGCAGTATCTTGAATGTTATATTCGATAAACTTTCGAAAGTCATTGTTGTATAATTGATCTAATGTGCCTTCATATGGAACTTTGTTTTCGCCTACTTCAATTTCGCCAATTGCATCTAATCGATATGAGTGTCGTTCTTCATATGTGTACTTACGATATAAGTTTAAGCTATCTAAATGTACTCGTCCTACAAGATCAAATGTTTCGCTTTCTTTTCCGTATTTTTCATATGTACGTTTCTTAGGCAGTTGTCCCCACAAGCAAAAACGTCTTGTGTCGTCTTTGCTTAGTACACGACTAGTTCTGTTTACAGTATACGGAATATCATAACCTTCACTGTTCCAACCTGATAAAATATCAGCATCTTCAATCAGTGTTAAGAAAGTGTCAATCATCTCACCTTCTTTTTCAAAAAGCATTACATTGTCAATGCCTTCAAGTTCTTTCTTTGCCTGTTCCATTGTAAGTGTCTTAGGTGGAACAGCAAGACACACCATTGTTTCAAGCCATTGCAAGTAAACAGATATAGATGTAATAGGCATAAATGGATCACTAGGATCAGCAAAGCCACGCTCTGGATCAAAGTCTGTCTCAATATCGAAAAACGCAATGTTTAGTTTAGGAGCATCTTGATTAAGATAGTTCTCGCTTAAACATTGGAAGATTGGATTAATATCACTTTCAAATAGCTCTTTATTTTTATTAATTGCTACTTCTTTTCGAAAGTCTTTTGTGTTCTTACATACAATGCGTGTTAGAGGATCACCATACACACTTTTGTATTTTCCACGTTCGTCTTTATAATAGAATGTATATTTTGCTTGATATTCACGGAACGATCTTTTTCCGTCCTTGCGCTCAACTACACGAATGATGTCAGAATCTCTATCAAATAGTGCATCAACGTAACTCATTTATTCTCCTTCGTTGCTTATGGCCAACTTAACCATCTTCATGCCCAAATGGGCGAATACAATATATGTATTATATACTATTTTTTGGTATTAGTCAAGTAAATTATTTTTAATAACTTTCATAATACGTTTATTATATCTTGCCTGTACAAATGCATTATAACTATCTATCAATTTTGTAGGAACAGCTGGGTTTTTTGTATTAAATTTAAAGGTAAGAATATCTTTCATAATACCATTTGTATGAAATTCTGTTGCATCAAATTGAACAAGTTTAATTTTTTCGTCTGTATTAAATTTATAATAACAAATTGCTTCGTTCATTTTAATATCAATAACATTATTATTCTTTTTTAATTTAAATGTAGGCTTTACAGGTCTAAACCATTTATTGATATTGTAAGTAGCACTTATACCCATACATCCTGCTGTAAAGTCTGTTTCTTCGTAGTAAGGTGGTAGCATTGACATAGTCAAATCTTCGTCACAATAAAAAAGATAGGTTGGTGCTGCTAGTTGTACAACTTTTTCAGGACCCACTACTCCTAAAAGTTGTTGTAGCATTGCTTCGTTTTGCGGATATTTACTAATACAGCTATTATAATTATCTTCAAATGTATATGTAATATGTAAATCTAATGGTGATTTAATTTTATATGTATTTCTACATTCATTTATAATAGCAGGGCATCTACCTGCCTCCTGTCCGAAAAAAGATGTTGGACTTATATCTTTTAAAAGGCTTTCTGGAGGACTATAACGAAGTTCACTTATTGTAAATTCATCTTGTACCGGAAAAGTTGCCCAATAAACTGTTTTCATTTACCACCATCCTATCGCTACGCCAAAGCCAAATACATTAACAAATCCAAAGTATGTAGTTAGCATCATAGGCCATGCAAGTTTGCGTCTATAGTAAGCATACACCGCCGTCCACGAACCTATAAAAAATCCAGGATATACAATAGTCATGTCTGGATTGTCTGCTGTAACCGCTAGTGTTAAACTAGCACCAACTGTAAATACAAAACTTACAAGTTCAAAGTAAAATGCTGTTTTATCAGTTTCGTAACTGTGTAGCCAAAAGTTTTTTATTTTATCAATCATATAATGCCCATCGCTAACAACCAACCAGTAACATGTAGAAACGCAAAGTAAGTTGTCATTACAAGTGGCCAACCTGCACCGCGACGAACAAATGCCATAATACTAAACACTGCACCTACAAAACTTACAGGATATATGTATCTAAAGTCTGGGGTAGGTTGTGCTAATGCTATCCAAGTCATACTTGTAAATACACAGATGCTTGCAATCGTTTCATAATAAAATGCTGTGCGATCACTTGTATAACTTCGTATCCAAAAGTCTTTAACTTTCTGCCAAAGTGTCATTTATCATAGCCTAGTGTTGTAACAAGTGTTTCAAGATCATCGTATGCGTCTGCATGTTGATCCCAATCTCGATTTTTAGCAATTTTGATTGCTTTATTGATTAAACTAGGTTTAATATCTAGTTCTTCTGCTACTGCTTTAACTGTTTCTTTAAGACCTTCATTGAGATCTTCTACTTCTTGTAGTACGGTTACACCCTCACGAACTAGTCGTTCAAGTTTTGCCTTTTCTTCTGCACCATAGGTACGGTCACTCATCACAATCTCCTGTTGTTAATTGTTAATACGCTATAGTATATATGATTAGTGACAGTTTGTCAACTCTTAAAACGAAATTTATTGTTGTTCTGGCGGATTTCGTCTTCTTGTTGATATCTGTTGATCAACAGTTATAACAAATTGCCAAAGTTGCTCGATTACTTCTTCTTTTGAAACTGAGCCATTTTGTTGAAGCATTTGACTTAATCGTTCAAGTTTTGCATATCCTAGCTGAGTAGCCATCTCAGTGTTTTGTACTACGTCTTTCCATGTACGGTTATCTCCAGCGTCATCTGGAAATTGATCTCTGTTTCGGTGTGGAGTGTTTGCCACTGCCACTACACCTAACTTGAACAAAGCATCTATCTGTTCTTGAGTTTCAAGAGAATTAGGTATATCTTGATAGCCTTCTGCAGCAGATATTAATCTGATAAATCCTTGTCTTGTTTCTTCGGTATCTGGTAATGAATCATTATTTACGCCAAGATATTCTCCCGGAGCTCTAACTTCCATATCACAATCGTAATCACTATGCTGTGCAAGATGATTATAAATGGCTTGCCAAGATATCGAAGTAGTAACATTAGGAACTTGCATGCCGAATTGCTGTGCAAATGATTGCCAGCCACTAGGTGTTAATCCAGTTGGCATCAACATGCCAACCTTTCTATGAATTGCATCAAGCGTACCAGAATTAACAGTACTATCATCTATAAAGAAATCTATTACAGAAGATATAACTGATCCTTGAGGATTTTCTTTTGCAGTCTTCATAAAATAACAAACTATTTTATTCCATTGTTCTCTATTAAAACTATTACGTAGACCTAATGCGGAACTATCTTTTAGACCTGTTGCTTCATTTTCAATAATTTGTATAACTTTCATTATCTCTCCAGTAATCTCTTAGATAATCTTATTATATCGTCAACTGATGCTGATTCCTCCATAGCAACACCTAACTCTCTTAGATGATCTTCTATGTTAACTGTAGAGAAAAACCATTGTGATTTAAAAAATTCAACTACACCTTCACCATCTGATAACAGTCTAAACGCTTGATCAATTTGTCCAAATTCTTCTTTTGTTTCTATACCTAAAATTATTTCTCTTACAGTAGATTTGTCAGAAAACATTCCAGCCATCGCATTATATAGTTGTTGTGCTTTTTCTTTTTGTGCGTCAGGAATATTAGAATTATCTAGAACAGGAGCAATTTCTTGATCTTTAAGTCTTAGAATAAGATCTGATACTTCATCTTTAAAATCTGTTATTTTTCTTATAGATAGTAAAGGAGTATTTCGTAATATATCCCCACCTATATCTTCTATTTCGTCAGGAACTCGAACATCGCCCGTTAGCACACCTCTTAGGCGATTTAATTTATCTCTTAGTGCCATAGCTCCCCTAACATCTAAAGATTCAAGGTTAATAGCTTCAATAAATTTTTCTGTTTCTTGTACACTTCTATCACTTTTTAGATATATGGCTAAATTATGATCATAGTTGTCATTGTACTCAGGTGCTTCTATTCCAACTGAATTTCCGTTTTCGTCAACAAAATACTTTTGATCACCATCAGCTTGAACAGTATATCGCGTACTGCCAATTTCTACAACATCACCAACTGTAAGCTCGTTTATATTTTGCATTGCAACTTCGGTGTTAGCAAATTCTCTTGGAAGAGCTGTTTCTTCTCGTCCAAATCCTATATCTTGTAAAGGTATTTCTGCAAGTTCAGCAGCTCTTACCATAACTTCTCTATAAGTTGCTGCTTGATTTTGTGCAGCCATTGGCAACCCTTCGGCGCCGTCTGTGCCGTACTCGCCAGTAAATACTTGAATTACGTATTCACCACGTTTTTTAGTGCCTTTTTCGTCATTTAACTCTTCTAATATGTCCTGTAATTTTTCTACACGCATAAAGCCAACATAGCTGTCTACTAGATTTTCAAATTCTAGATCATCTCTCACTGTTGTTGGTTGATTTTGCTGTTTATGATTATTTGCCCATGCAAGTGCATCTTGTACAGAATCAAAGTTTTCTGATCGTTCTGCTGTTTGACCTTGTTCTGCAGGTGCTTCAACACGATATTCTCTTTGATTTTGTTTTTTCCAAAGTGCATACTCTTCTGGCCAACCTAAAGGTAAGTTATCGTTTATTACCTCATACCAAGATTCTTCTGGAGTTATTGAGCTTAATGCCTGCATAGGATCTTCGTTGTTATTAAGTGCATCAACAATTTTTTGAGCATTATCTCTATCGCTATACATTGTAGCAACACCGCTTTCGTGACTTGCTCTTTCGCCAGTTTCTCTGTCCATGACTAAGAATTGACCATTCGAGGTTTCGCCGCTAACATAGTATCTTGGTTCAGCTTCATCATTAACATTGCCAACGCTCCTGGTAGTACTAGTAGTTGGATTAACGATAGTGTTTACACTAGTAAATAACTCTGTTTTCCAAGTTGGAAATGCTGTTCTAAGTTTTTCATATTTTGCAAATAATTGACTAAGTGTTGTTTTTTCTTCATCTGAAAGAGTTCTTTCAAGTAGTTTTGAAATACTACTTTTATAAAAGACTGGTATCAACCCAGAATTTACTGTCTCTCTCATGGCATCTATAAGCTCTTGCATACGTGCTACATCAGTTCTAACTTCTAAAATTTTATCAATAGTGTTATCGCCAGCATCTCCATCGGGAGATAAGTCTGTTGCTCGTTGAAATTTTATTACTGCTGCTCTAGTCTTTGCTCCGTAGACACCTGCGCCGTCCATATCTACATCAAGTTCGCCTAATTGTATTAGAAAATCTTGTAATTCTGTAATAGCAGGTATTTGTTCTGGATTATTTCTCAATCCTAATTGACTTGGATCTAGTCTTCTAAAACCAACTAAATCAGCTGCAACTGGAACTTCTGTTGTTGTAACTGTTGGAGGTCGCTTTCGCTGTTGCTGTTGCGAATTGTCTACGTTATTAGATGTTGCTACTGGATTTAGAGGCCCGCTTCCGTCCGCCTTCATTGGTATAGCGTTTGGATATGCTTGTTTAAATTGCTCTAGATATTTTTCTTCAAAATAAATTCTTGTTAATCTTCCCTGAAGTTCTACATCTGCATAAGGATGTATGTTTCTATAGTCTGCTATATTATGACTTTGTAAACTTCTTGCATTTGGAGTGTAGAAACGTTCTACTTCTGGTTGTACTTGTAAGTCTCCGCCGCCTTGTGGAATGTTAAATGATGACACAAGAGACTGCGGAAGAAGATTTAATTTTGCTTGAGCAAGTGCAATATTTTTGTCTGAATTACTACGTGTATATAAACGTCTTGATGAGTATTGTGATCCGTCAAGTACACTTAGTTTACCATCAGTACCAATTAGCCCTCGATTAAGACCTAACTTTTCGCCAGCATGATAAAGTACATAGTTTACTCTAAAGTATTCATTTGATACAAGAGATCTACCAGCGGCTGCTAGATTACTCCAAAATCCGCCGTTTCCTGTTTCTTTAACATCACGAGCAGCTTGTTCCATGTCAGCAAGATCTTGTAGAGACATCCCTTCTTTTGCATATTGATCAACAACAGCATCAAGTGTGTCCCATCTTTGTCTTTCTAGTAATATATCTAGCTGTTCAAGAATTATTTTGTCTGACATTGTTACCTACTTTAAGCATTAGTTGATAATTTCTTTTCTAATACAGATTTTAAATCATCTTTATACGATGATTCTGTAGGAATTTGCGGCTGAGCTTCTGTAGCCATATCATAATCTAGTGCATGATATACACTTGAAATATAATCTGCTGCTTTGGTAATTTTAGCCTGTTGCCATCCTTCAATGCCTTCTGCTTCACTTACAGTTTTTAACATATCGTGTAATTGAATAGCATATTTTGCAATTTTATATAGGTCTGCACGAGCCATTTGCACTTCATGATCGCGTTCTGCTGCGTGTGCTAAATCGCCTAACCCTTCTTTGAATTCAGTTTTTCTCATCAATGTACTCCAAAATGCATTTATAGTGTATTTATCCGTTCTTACGTTTCTTCTTACGTTTTTTTGTAGTACTCATTCTGCTAATTGTACCAATGCCACCCCCTGCAAAACCATTTGCAGTACTTGCAATAGCACCAGCAGTTGTAGTTTCAGAAACATCAGGATTGTTACAATTACAATGCTTACATGTAGGTGGACATTTGCAGTCTTCTGCCTTTACATTGCTGCCGCAACACTTGTCAGAACAGTATTTGTCTCTTTGTTCTTCATTTAATAGTTCGCTTATTTTCATATTACCACTTCCTACATGACCAGTAACGTGCCTTATGACGTGGTCCTGGATTATCACAGTTGTGTCTGGCACGGAAACTTTTACGTCTTTTTGGATTAGACTTTTTAATACGCATGTTAGGATCACCAAAATTAACCTTGACTACATTGCCTTTAGGATTCTTAACATATACTTTAAACTTCTTAACATCGCCCTGCATAGGCTTGCCTAGTTTAACTTTACGACCTTGGTATTCTGCTTCGTCTAGCATTTCGTCCTCGTCGTATAACATTTCTAGGTCACCTTCCCAAGTATATTCGTCTTCGCCTACTTTAACACAGTTATTAACTCGCTTGCCGTCCTTCATTTTAGTACCGTCTTTGCGGTATCCCTTCCAGCATTTAGGATCTAAACGTTGTTTAACTTTCTTTTTCTTCTTTTCAGTTAAATCTAATACACTTTCATCTAACTCAATTATTTTCATTTCTTTTTCCCGCCTTTCATATTGGCGCACCAATGATACATTTTACCCTTTTCTCCACTGTATTTAGCGGCTTTTTTACGTAGGCTTGTAACACTACCTTTACAACTAGCACCTGAACGCTTTACACGCCCTGGTCTGCTTTTACCTTTTTTCTTACCGTCAGCAAAGTTCTCATATATTTTTACAAGTGCATCAATGTTTTCTCTAGCATAAAAATCAAAGTCTGGATCTTGTAATACTACTTGATCTCCTTTTTTCATAAAGTAAACTTCTTTACCAAGCAGTCTAGCAATCTTAACTAGTTTAGCAGTATCGTGTTGTGTTTCCATATCTTGTAGCATTTGTATAATCATACTACGCAACTGGCTAGTTGGCATTCTTAGAGAGCCTTCTTCTACAGGCTCTTGCATATGCTGTTTAATAGCACTTGCAGTTCTTTCAAACTTATGATCTTTATGTTTAAATCCATAACCGCCTGCTGCTTCCCAAGCTCTAATGTTTACACCGTAATCGTCAATTAATATGTTTGGAGTTCCATCTGCTTGTTTAGCATATTGTGCTTTGTTATGTGAAATAATAACTTCTTCTGGCGGGAAAAATCCTAGATTATTATTAACCCATTCACGTTTATGATCTTCGCATCTAGGATCATTTGCTAAAGGACTAGATAGTATTTTATATCTTCCTTTAACTTCTTTAATAATACTTAATAAATTTTTTGCATTTGGTGTTAATGGCAGGTCTAACCAAAAATCTTTAGTGTCTCTAATTTTTTCTAATGCATCTTCAATGTTATATTGATTAGGAATATCAGACCAATGTTTGACGCCCATTATTTTAGCCCATTCAGTAAAGAAGTCAGCAAGTACACCATCCATGTCAACGTATATTTCAGTAGCACTTGCAATTTCGCCTAATGCTTCGTTAAATAGATTGCGATTAACTGATTCTGAAAGTCCTAGGTTAAACAATACATTTGTTGACTTGCCTTTTACTTTGGTGCTTAGTGTAGGTGGGCGGCCGTCTTTATCTACTTTGTTACCAAACTTACTTGCTTCTTTAGGTATTTGATTAACATCTACATCAACTGTAGTGTTAACCCCTTTTACAATTCTTCCATCTTCTTTTAGAATATCGCGAATCTTCATCTCTTACGTCCTCGCAATCCCGGTGGATACTCTTGTCCCTTCCAATAAGGTCTACTAAACCAAAGTTTAAACCAATCTTCATCTCCTGGACGAAGATTTTTTTCACGTTCTATTTGTTTTTTTTCTGTACCTGTTACAGATATGTTAGAACCATCATAGGGTGTGTACCCTTTAAATTCATTTATACCTGCTAGTTTCTTTATATACTCGAGTTCATCCACGGTTTTTCCTCGACGGTCTACCGTGTTTGTTGTGCTGTGCCCATGCTATAGCATATGGAGCGCCAGGATCGTCAAATTTCTTTTTCAGTTTCTTAACTTGCTTTTCTCTACCTGGAGGAGCATCTTCTGTTTGTCCTGCTTTTTGCAGTGCTGCTAAAAATTCTTTGTGCTTTGTTCTAAAGGTTCTAGCAGCTCTGTCAGGGTCTTGTGAATACATTTTTTGCCATGCTTTAAATTGTGGGTCGCTACTAAAAGTATTTTTTAACCACTGTACTGGACTAAATGCTTCTGCTGCTACAGGTTCTTCATCTCTAATGCCCATACCTTGACGTACTGCTGCAAACATTTCATCTGCTACTTCTGGTTTTGGCACACCTTGTTTAAATGATTCTAAATCATCAGCTGCGGCTGCTGCTCGCATTTTACTTGCACTCATGCCTTCTGCACCATCTGCATCTGGATCACGCTCGCCTGCGCTTACAACTTTGATTGATTTAAAATTGTATTCTTGTCCGTTATACTTGTTAATTAATTCTTCAAAACTTTGTACACGATCACTACCTGCAACATATACTAAATTTTCGTATCCTAGTTCACTAACTTTTTGTAGTGCTTGTATAATGGTTCTTACTTCAGGATTACCTATTGTAACTTCTGGAAAGAAAAACTTTGCATAACGCAATTTATCTTGAAATGATAATGGGTCTGTTTTAGGTTTTTGACTTTGACTTAAAAAGATATAAGGGTCGCCACCTTGACTTTTAACTGCATCAACTAGTTTAGCATGTCCAATAGTAGGCGGATTCATTCTTCCAAATGCCATTACCGCAGTTCTTGGTGATTCGAAGAGTTCTCGCAATCTCATGCATACTCTCCATTTTTAATCTGCTCCATTTCTTCTTCAAATATTTTATCAATAATTGCTTGTCTATCATCATTATTAAAAATATCATCAGGCATTCTTGCTATATTAAATTTTCTACAATAAGATTGTAATGCTTGTTCGACCATATTGCCTAAGCATTCGTTTTGATTAATAGTTTTTCCTGATCGATGCATGTCAGCAATACGAGATACTGCTGGAAAGAAATTTTTTCTATAGAACATAGGATCGTTGCGCATAAACACAACTACATCGTCAACTACATCAAAAGGTAAAGAGGTACTATCGGTTGTAGAAAATTCATCTATACGCATTATTCGCTACCTCCAGATATTTCAATATCGAAGTTATCGTAGCCTTGTTCAAACATCAATGCTGCTAAACGATCAGCATAGCCGTCTGCTTCTTCGTTAGTCAATTCTCTGTGTAATGGAATTTCAATTACTGGATTGCCGTCAACTGTTTCTAATAAATTTTGTGAAGGGAAAATACTTTCATCTAGTAAACTAGGCCCTTCATTGTTTTCAAATATTATTCTTACAAAATGTTCCATTGTTCCGACCCTTAATGATTTAATTTAATACTCTCTACAGTGCCATCAGTCCAGTTATTAACATATGCTCTAATCCATACATAATTTCCAGTAAAGTTAGTTATAACAGAAGTTGTAGTACCTTCGTCATTTACAACAGGATATGCCTGAGAATAAACAGTAAACCAATCATCATCTGTTGGTTCAGTTGCTAATGTTGCTTGAATATCTACATTGCCAATAAAACCGTCAATAGTATATTGGACAGTATGAAACCCGTCACTACGACCGTAGTAACCGTCTCCTTTGAAGTTTTCACCTGTATGAGATTGTACACTACTATCTCCCAGGTGTGTTTGTTGCGCTAATATCGTTTCACTGTTTGACATGCAAGTATTTATCAATATTTTACTTAACAACTAATTTGTCAATACGTCGAATATTTGACAACATTAAGTTGCAAAGTTGCAATGTACGTTCGTCTCTTGCATAAAAATACATTCCATTTACATATCCTGAATTACGTAATTCTTCTTTTAGCACAGGACCTAATTTAATTAAATTAGGATTATTACTAGCCCAATTACCAAATGCTACATCACCTTTATCAGTACCGAGAGTTACTTTATATTGATATCCGTTACTTTTTGGAACAATAATAGTATTTGAATCTAAATCTTTAAAATTAGGATCAGGCTGATAAAAACTTCTTAAATTATTAGGATTTACTGTATTAATAATTTCGTCAAGATAATTGAGAGAATTTGTATATACTGATAAACAAGAATTTTCAACTCTTAATTTATAGTTTTTAAATCTGCCAAAAATTTTATATAATTTTTTTGCATCTAGAAAATGATCTTCAGAAATTGGTTTTTTTCTAATTCCTAATACTAATACTAAGGAATTTCCATTTTCGTATTCGTGTTGCAGTTTATCAAGAGCTTGCCTAGCAACAGGCAAGTTCTTTTCTCTAAACGTTACGGCAAGTTGATTATATATTGATAGTTTGTATAAGTACTCGCCCCAAAAGAGTTTAGTTGTTTCATACTTTTTCAACTACTTCCTCCGGTATAGTCTCTAGTGTAAACTTATCGGTATAGTTAATTGTAACTTGCCCGCCATTTTTAAGATTACCAAATAATAGCTCTCGGCTTAGTGGACGTTTAATTTCTTTATCAATAACTCGCTGTAAAGGTCTAGCACCCATTTTAGGATCAAAACCTTGATCTACAAGTGCGTCTAACGCTTCATCAGTAACGTTAATTTGCACATTTCTTTCTTTGACCATATCTTTAAGTTCAACAAGGAACTTGCCAACAATCTTCATCATTACTTCTTTGCCTAGTTTAGCAAATGTAATTACACCGTCAAGTCTGTTGCGGAACTCAGGAGCAAAGAACTTTTTAAGTGCGCCATCTTCGTATTCTTTTTCAAATTCATCGCTGAATCCAATAGTATTCTTTTCAGCATCAGATGCACCTAAGTTAGTAGTAAGAATCAGTACACAATTACGAGCATCTGCTTCTTTACCGTTAGATCCTGTTATCTTACCGTTGTCCATAACTTGTAGCAAGATTTGTGAAACATCTGGGTGTGCTTTTTCAATCTCATCGAGTAGTAGAACACAATTAGGATGTTCTTGTAGTTTAGTAATAAGAAGTCCACCGTTTTCTTCGTGCCCTACATATCCCGGAGGTGAACCAATTAGTTTAGCAACACTGTGTTTTTCTTGATATTCACTCATATCAAAACGTACAAGTTTAACACCTAGTTCATTTGATAACTGTTTTGCTGTTTCAGTTTTACCAGTACCTGTTGGCCCCATAAATACAAATGCACCAATTGGTTTATCATCAGGCTTAAGACCTGCTTGTGCAACAAGAATTTTATCAACAATATCTTCAATTGCACTATCCTGTCCGTAAACTACTTTCTTAAGATTATGTTCAAGGTTTGCAAGATTTTCAGTTTCAGTTTGACTTACAGTTTCAGCTGGTAATTTAATTACTTTTGCTAATTCAAATTCAATACTAGAAGCAGTAACTATTTTTTCTTCTGTATTAGTTAAATTAAATCTTGAACATGCCAAATCAATTAAGTCAATTGCCTTATCAGGTAATTTTTTATCTGATTGATATTTTACACTTAGTTTAACTGCTGCCTCAATTGCTTCATCTGTAATAGTAGTTTTATGATAGTCTTCGTAGTATTTTTTAATACCTTGCAAAATATCTTTTGTTACACTTGGTGTAGGCTCATCAACTGTTACACGTTGGAACCTACGCATTAAAGCACGGTCTTTTTCAAAGTACTTACGATATTCTTCCCAAGTAGTTGATGCAACAACTTTTAAGTTTCCTTTTGTAAGTGCAGGTTTTAACATATTTGCAAGATCGTTAGCATTGCCGCCTCCTCCTGCACCTGCACCATTCATCATATGTGCTTCGTCAATAAACATAATAGTCTTGCCCTTTTTTGTAAGAGCAGATAATACAAGTTTAAAACGTTCTTCAAAGTCGCCGCGGTATTTACTACCAGCAAGCATACTGCCAATATCTAGCATATATACTTCGTATTCTTTTAAGAAATCAGGCACGTTATCATTTACAATATTGTAAGCCATACCTTCTGCAATAGCAGTTTTACCAACACCCGGATCACCAACTAGTAATACATTATTTTTGTTTCTACGTCCTAGTGCTAGTGCAAGAGTTTCAAGTTCATCTGCACGACCAATAATTGGATCAATTTTGCCAATCTTTGCTTGGCCATTTAGATTAGTAGTAAATGCTCTTAATGCTTTTTGTGCTGCTCCTGATATTTCTTCGTCGGCTGCTAATTCTTCAAGTTCAGAACTAACATACTCAGCAAATGTGTCTTTGTCAATGCCTGCTTTTTCAATGAAGTACGCTGAATGGCTTTTCTTTTCGCTCATCATACTAAGAAGAACATCATTAAGTTCAATCTCAGGACGTCCTGCAAATAATACTTGTGTAAAAGCACGATTAAGAACACGCTCTACACTTTGAGTTTTTTTAGGCTTATATTTTGTTTGTTCTGTTTTAATTTCGTTTAAGTTATTTTTTAAATAATGTTCTAAATTAGTTTTAAGATAGTCAACGTCTGCTCCGTAACCAGAAATAAGTTTAAAGAAATTTTCAGAACAGGTCATTGCGAATAGCAAGTGTTCTAATGTAACATATTCGTGTTGCAATTTTTTTGCATCTTTAATACTTTTTTCAAATACAAGTTGTAGTTCTTCGCTTGGTTCAACCATTTATACGCTTCCTTAATTTTTTATTTATTTGACACATTGTATAAAATATTATACAGTATAACATAAGTTTGTCAAGATCATCATTTGCCAAACTAAGAGTTATCATTTACAATTTCTCTAATTCTTTGTAATTCTGATGCCTTTAGATTTTGAGGTATTGTTGCCTTTACGTGTATTAATAACTTACCTTTTTGCCCTGTTCTTGCATTAGGAACTCCGTAACCGTGTATACTAAATGTAGTACCATTTTTTGTTCCTTTTGGAATAGTAAGTTCTAGCTGTCGTCCGTCTAATGTATTTACTAAAGTTTTAGTTCCAACAATCATTTTTAGACAGTCAACTTCTATGGTTGTTTCAAGGTCGTTTTGATTTCGATTCCAGTTTGGTTTATTAGTTACAAAAATTTCTACATATAAATCGCCGCGTTTACCTGGTACACTATTATCACCTAAATTAGCATATTTTATAGTATCGCCGTGATCAACACCAGGTGGAATATCTATTGTAACACTTTCTTCTTGACCGTTTCTTAATCTATATGTTGCAATAATATTTTTACCACTAAAAACTTCTTCAAGAGTAATTTTAACTCTTATTCTTACATCAGAATTTCGTGGCCTTGCTTGATGACGTGCGCCAAACATAGATGCAAATATATCTTCAAATCCAGCCTGACCAAATGGATTGCCGTTCATATTTCCTGTATGAAACCTTGGTTGAGGATTATCATATGCCGCACGTTTTTGCGGATCTTTTAGTGTACTATACGCTTCGTTAATTTCTTTAAATTTAGCTTCATCACCACCGCGGTCAGGATGGTGTTGCATACTTTGTTTTTTGTATGCTTTTTTTAAATCTTCTGGGGAAGCATTTTTACTAACGCCTAAGATAGAATAATAGTCCATACAATTACTTATCGTACGGACTAAGGGTTTTTAACAGTAGTGATTATTACTTTTTCTTGGCACTAAATGCTTGTCCACCAAAGAACGCTGCAACAATCGCTGCTACCGAAACAAAGTATGTTGCTGCCATATCGCCTAAGATTTTAGCTGCACTATCTAATGATAACAATACTGCTAATACAACAGCAAAAGGATATAGTAACATACCAAATAATGCAAACCACGCCATATTACGCTGTGCGTCACGCATTGCATCTGCATCTTCTAGTTCTTTT